AGCAGCTACCAGGTGAAGAAAGCTTCTACTAATGAATCAACTAAACGGTTATTGCCGGACACGATCTTGTCTTTCGGATAGCTTCGACTGATCGCACCAGCTGCCGTGCGTGACAGGAAATACACACCTAGTGGTGTGGTCAATGTGGTTAGCACAATGTCTTCTTCCATTCCGTTTGATACAGCAACAGCATTTGATCTGGTGATGATGCCAACAGCACCGTCGTTCTTCATCTCTTTGATGATCTCCCAATCAGAGAGAGCCTCGTTCAATGTGTGGTATGACATTTTGTACTTAAGGCCAAGCACCATCTGTTCTTCTCCGGTTGCGTCAGCTTCGTTCAGAATCTTTGCATCCTCCGGTGCTTCTGCTGTGAGATACCAGAAGTCTGTCTCGTTATCTCCAAGCTTGAAGTCTTCACCCTGCATGTGCTACTCGATCTTCATGAAGTCGGACATCTCCACACCCATGCGTTCTTCTTTGATCTTGTCGTACGCTTCACCAAGGATCTCGTTCATGTAATCTTCAATGTTCACTTTGATTCTCCCTTTACTCTGTAAGACGCATACTCTTTGCAGCGCTTTACTTCTTCTTCGGTTAGTAGATCGGCTAGGCCGATGGTCATTTCTGTTAGTGCTGCCCTTACGTGGATCGGTGACTTGATTGCACACACCAGCATCTCAATGAGTGCGTCCTCAACCTTTAGTTTCTCTTCCTTGTTTAGCTGCATCTTGATTCTCCATTTGTGCTTCTTGTCTGTGGTTTGCGTAGCATACTGGTGGCTCCGTCAGTTTGACGAACACAACCAGCTTCTTAGAACAGGTTGGACACACCCACGTTTGCTTCATCAGTCCTCGTTTCCATGCATGAGCATCTCTTGCTGGCTCGATAGGTTCGGCCATCCCACTCGAAAGTGTAACCATCGCTACGCACATACGGTTTGCCGTCTGCGCCAATGCCCATGCGGTGTCCGCTGTCCCAGCCTGTGCCATAACACATCTTGCAGTTGACACGCATCGTTGCTGGCTTGAGTGACCTGAGAATATCTTTGACTCGTGCCAACGATGGGAATCCAGAGTCAGACTCAAGCTTGCGTAACGCTGTGCGTCCGTCCTCTACTGTGCAGTCAAGCAACACATCGTCTTGTGTCCATGCTCGCTTGACTGTGTTACGTGCGATGTTGTCCTTCGGGAAGATCCCGCACAAGCGATCAACAAACGCCTCAATGTTTTCTGGTTTCATGTGCCCTCTCCATTCTCCTTCTGATTATTTCTTTGTCGACATTCAGCACAGCATCATGCAACTCTTGTTCTTCTATCTTGCCCACGTACACACGACGTAGCAACTTGCTGATCGTGTAGAGAGTCTCATCAGTAATCATTGATCCCAATCTTTCTTGCATGTGTCTTGCGCATCTCGTGGCTCATGCCACCCCAGAATCCGTAGTGAATGTGGTTCTCAATAGCGAACTCTCCACACGTCTTGATTACTGGGCAGGTAGAGCATACCTCCATTGCCTTCTTTGTTTGCGTCACCCCGTCACCACGCTCAAAGAAGAACATGTCTGTAGGTAAACCCTTACAAGCTGCCTGTTTCATCCACTCAAAGTCGGTGTTGAGCAGGGCCCACTCATCGAATATGTTGTCCATCCCCACTCCTTTAGTTAGTGAACCAGGGGCTCCATCCTGCCACATCGAATAGTAATTTGCCAGCCATCAGGTTGACGAGTGGATCGAGCAATGGCTCCTGACTACAGATAGCCATTCGCTTGCACAACAAACCCGCATACTGTGGATGATCTTTCTTCCAGTGCACACCATTGATCTGCAGTAGTCCGGTGTCTGATCGGTGATTCCATTCGGACACTCCGGTTATGTTGCAGTCCTTGTCTACCTTGTCACCACCCTTGCGGTTCGGACACCCACCCGATTCCCGCAAGATAATCTTGGCCAGCTTCTTGTGAGTCTTCTTTGGCCAGCCAGCCTGGGTTGCTAGCTCCGGCAACCAAGAGACGTTCCCATGTTGGAATGTCATCGGGGTCGTCGCTTCCCTCGTCTCCGCACCCATCACCATGGATATTGACGAAGTCGAGATATTCGCTGGCGCTCCTACAGCATGGACTTCTCCTGCTATCACACCAATGCAAAAAGTCGGTACTAAAAAGTACCTCAACACTTTCCTCATCGTTCCCTCCCATTATAGTTTCCCTTCGTTTCCCTTACTGTGTAAGGGTTATCGCCCCAACCAACCTCAACAGGAAGACTGGTTGGGGAGAACCACGCCACCCTGACAGGAGTGGCTACCCTTGTGTGGTCCTTACGGCAACAGAGATGTTATCTCTGCAAACTCTGTGAGCGTCATCAGAACGATACCTTCCGATGTGCCATCTGGCATCGCCACCATTACAAACGGACGAATGTCACCCAACGATTTAGCTGCATCGCTCTGCGACTTCGCCGCTTGGAATCGGGTATGAATCGGACCGACCTGAGCCCCCGCCTTGATCTCGGTACGAAAACGACCACCCCAGTTTTCTTCGTGACGGGTAAGATGACCACCCAGCCCAAGTTTTTTACGGGCACGACGTGCCTTGGCATCGCCTTTAGTCCGGTTACGTTTACCCCTAGCCGCAGGGTCGCCACAGTTGCGAACCCTACGCGAACCGTCACGAGACGGTCGCCCAAGGGCTCCGAATAAAGGGCATCCGTCGTTGGTGCACTTGTCTTTATTTCCTTCACAGTCACCCTTCCTTGTGTCCATGGACTATTGCTTAAACTTGGTAATCAGTTCTGATGCCTCACCCTTGGTGAGCTCATCCATCTTCTCGATGATACGGCCAATCGTTGCACCGCACAAGTCGACGGCATCCTGGTTCTCGATCTCCATGCCACGCAGGATTGCTCGCAACATACCCAACTGCTTCGGGCTGGCTGGCTCACCTGGGTTCTTGATTGCTGGTGGATCGGCCTTGACTTCGGTCGCACCGAACTTGTCTGCCAGTTCGCTGACTACCTGCTGGGTAGTACGGGCATACTCAGGACCTTTTGAACTGACCACGGATGGATGGTTGCTAACCTTCATCATCTCCGTGCGAGACGGACGCTCACCCGTGTGACCCAATGGACTGTTGGCAATCATGCGTCCGATTGCCGAGGTCTCTCCGTTTTCCACAAAGGATGTGCGGTTGACTGGGCTAGATCCACGGATCTCTTCTGCGTATCCAGTAGCAATCAGCTTGCCGTTGTTGTCGTACCCCTCGGCACGGAACAGAACGACATCGCCCTGATAGTGGTGGATTGATGTGAGGATCTGACCATCTGGGTATTCCTCCCACCACCTGACGAGACGGTCAGCTACTGTCTCGTAGTTCTCAAGATTGAACTGTGCCATTATTTCTTTCCTTTCGTTTTTAGTACACGGAACTCCGTGTCCTTCCTATATTTTTCCGACAATGCTGGATGCTCACTCTCAAAGCGGGCACTATCAAACACCCGTCTCTTCTGTGACTTCCAGGTTGCGACCACCCTATCGCCAATCACGGCTTCTTCCGCATCCTTCATCAGGAAGGCTAGCTCGGCCTTGGCTTCCGATTCAAGTTTCTCGAACTCTTTCTTTGCCACCTTGATCTGTTCGATGCGGATGATGAGATCCATGGCATCGTCATTCAAGATGACCTGCTTGGCAATCGGCTTGTTGTACAGATCGGATGCGTTCTCGTATGACAAGACCACATCGTCCGGTAGCACACCGTTGTCGATTGCTTTCAGGAAGTCGGCAGCGGCATTGATGTGCATCTGTATCTCGTCTGATGACACCTTCTGTGTGTAGTTGTGGATCATCATGTCGCTGTCAAAGATGCGCCAATGAATCGCACTAACCCCAACACATGCGGCTTGCTGTACACCCTGCCAGTACCAATGGGCTGGAAGCTTCCCGTCCCAACGCTTGCTCATCGTCTTGATTTCGTAGACACTTCCGTTCTCGTCCATTGCGTCGATGGTTGCGATAAGTCGTGCACCATCTTTCTTCAGGCAGAACAGTTCGTCTGGTGTGTGCAGGACAATCTCTTCAAGGTTCGCCACCCAGTCAATGATTACTGGCTCAAGCCTGTTGCCACGATCCATGGCCTGTGTCGGCGTCTTCGGTTCTGGTGGTGTCTCACGCAACAGTTCCGTGGCTAGATCGGCAGCCGTCATGTACGGATGCTGGTTGTAGATAGCTGCAGCACTAGAGGCTGCGATTCTCTTGAACCCATCCTCGTCATGCCATCTGATTGTCAGCCACTCTTGGCTGCCGTGCTCAGGTTTGCTTACCTTGTATTTCATTTGTTCCCTCCTTGTTTGTTGACACCACAGTATCCCGGATTCCAGGGGGGCACAACATCTCCAGAGAAATTTCTGGATTGACCACCCGCATCTCCCGCACCATAGCTACCGGGATGTGCATGGCATGGATGCCCTCGCTCCGGCACAGCGACTGCCACACGGTCACATGCTTGTCCTTTGACCCGGGCTCACCGATTGGTACGAGGAACCCGACCGTGTCGACGATGGTCTCGCCGTCATCTACATAGTCGCTCATCTCCAGCCACCCCGACTCGCTCATGTGGGCATCCGCCCACCGAACGTGAACGATGGTGTTACTCGTCGGAATCATCCGTTTTCTCCCCGCAGATTGGTTGACGTGGGATCGGGCCGGAGCTGACACATATACATAGTCGGGCCCGTGTCACAGCCAGACCGTGTACTCGGCGGTGACTCGACCCTTGTCCGGATCTATAAAGTGGAGTCGCTGGCTCGGCTGCCCGACGGCTGCGATGAACACCCGTGCGTATTCGTTGTGCGACTCAGGGCTGCCGGATACGAAGATACGTCCAGCGTTCGCCATGGTCAGCGTCATGGGCGTGTGGAAGTGTCCCATGTAGCAGTCCGTAAACTCGTCGACCACACCAGTAGACCATGCGTTTACCTTGCGCAGGATGCCGAAGGCTGGCGTGTTGCCACCGAACGAATTGATTTCGTCACCGTGTACTAGTAACGCACGATACTTTCCGATTGTGACTATCTGATGCCAGTCACCCGACTGTTGCCATGTGACGTTCTTCACATCAGCTGTGCGCTCGGATGTGATGCGGTATGCGACACGGTCAATGTTGTCGGATCCGGGCATGTCACCCTTGCGACCCAGACGACCATGGTTGCCGTACTCACACACAACATGAACCTTCTCGAAGTGTGATGCGAACGTGCGCACCATCTGCTCCATGATCCTGGTCACCTCGAACAGCTGTTCAAATAGGTGTGCCTCGATTTCGTACGCTTGGCCGGGAAATATTGAAACGCCCTCGACCATATCTCCGCCGAACATAAGCACACACTCACGCACAGGATGATGAGCACGTTGGATCTCGGTAAGCTCGATCACTTTCTGAGCGAACTCTTCCATCCGCTTTGACAGCGTAGAGATGTCGTATGAGTGTGTCTTCTTGCCGCATTGCCAGTCGGTTGCGTGGACTAGGGCTACTTCTGATTTGCCTTTGCGTCCATCCTTTTTTGGTACCGACGGTGCTTTGCGACCATTGCCTGTAGCGAGAGACGCATCCCTAGCAGCCTGATATACAGCGTCAATGATGCCTTCGGACTTGATCTTTGCACGTGACTCAGCTTGCTGAGCTTTCTTGAGAGCTTTCCTAAGTTCAACTATCTCACCTTCCAAGTGGACTACATCGTCGAATTTACTCATGACAACTTCCTTCGCATGCGCTGGATGCTCACGTCTGAAACTTCTATTCCAAACTTTGTGAGTGCCCGATGGATTGCCCCGGAACTGATGCTTGGGTTTTTGACTGCTGATAAAAAGTCCTCGTATGATTCTTTGTCAAGAGCTGATTTGATTCTCTCTTCGACTGAAACCACTCTCTTGTCTTCGAGTACTTCGTTGAATTTACTCATGTGTATCCCTCCGTTTAGTGCAACCCGAGGGGTAAAGGAAGGGGAAAGGGAACCAAACCCCCTCGGGCTGCGATAAAACTTTAGCACACAGGTTGCGTCATGACGAGTATCGGTGTATCTTGTCGGGACAACTT